ATTCCACCTGCCAATACCGCGTCTGCAATATGACATACGATATCATGTACTTCAATAGTTGTAAGTTGTTCTCCATTTTCTTTTTGATTTAATAAACCTTCAATTTTCACTAAACATTCTTTTAGTGGTTGAGGTCCTGGTGCTTTACCACCTGATGTTATTAATCTAGCTCCTTTTGGTCTAATATCAGAATAATCAAATTCTACTCTACTACCACCACCATTCATATATGTTTTCATAAGAACTTTAATTGCGTCTGCCCATCCTTCAATACTATCACCAATTAAGAATCTTTTCTTTCTTTTTGGGTATGGTTGTTGGATTACGGGTAATTTTTTTACATGGTGTTTTTGTACCGAATATCCAACACCTGTACCTCCTAGTAATAAAAACATTGTCTCACTAAAAGAGTCAATATGGTCAATAGGTACATAAGCACAGTTATAGATTCTATTAGGACTAATCTCAATAGGTTTACCACCAAATTGCATACTTCTCATTGAGGGTAAGACTTTTTTATCATAAACAAATTTGTATTTTTGTTCTATTTCTTCTTTTAAATGCGGATATTTCTTTATATGCATTTTTTTATTTCGGGTAACTAATTCATCCCACGTTTCTCTTCTATTTAGTTCCGGAATATACTTAGCGTACTTCATGTAGACAGTAATATCCGACAGAATCTTATTTGATACTTCCATATTTTACTTTTTATTAATTATTTTTGTTTATTATTTGTTCTCTTCTTTGGAGAGCTCGAGCTACTCTTTCTCTATTTCTATTTGTTTTTTCTTCCTCAAAACCAAGGAATGTTTGTGTAGTTTCAGTGTCTATTTCTAAAGTTCCATTATCAAATTTACAATTTTCAAATATGACACCATCTCTTCCTAGTCTTGATTTTACAATAGCTATAGTTGCTAATCCCATTTCTTTTTGTTGTAAAGTCTTTGCGACTGAAATAATTACGTGTCCCACTTGTGCTTTCTTAATAGAACCTCCCATTTGGTCTGTGGTTACAACATCTGAAGAAATAGAACTTCTATTCCCTTGTGTTGCTGTCCAACCTGCTATATTTAATTCGTGACACATACCCTCAAATTTTCTCATAACAGAACCTTCACCTTTCCATTCGTCATTAAATGAACGGTCTGGTAATATACAGTCAATGTAATCAATTAATACTATATCTATTTTAGTTCCTTCAGATATAATTTTTCTTACTTGATTTTTAATCTGTAACATTGTCATTTCATCCGAAGGTAATTTTTTCAATATTAATTTACCCCCAGTTTTTTTCATTTCATCTGCTTTATCTAATACAGTTTCTTTATGATTACTTAACTCATCGTTAGGTATTCCTGTCCAACAGGTAAAATGTTTTCTTTGTATAATTTTAGGGTTATCTTCAAAAAATATTTGTAATACATTATAACCCATATTAAATGCTGTGTTAGCAAATCTAGTTAACATAGTTGTCTTACCAACACCTGTGGGTGCTAAAACCACACCTATTTCCCCTTTAGCCAAACCACCATTTAATATATTATCTAGTCCGTCAACCCCTGTTGGTAGTGGATGTCTATAGTCATCCTCCAATAGTTTTTCTAATTCTGTAAAAATTTCAAAACTACCCATATCACCATCACCAATTTTAATAGCGTCACGTATATATTCTTCACACTTATCATAACTTTCAAAGTCACCTTTTTCCATTATATTTTCAACTTTTCTGATAGCTTTTTTAAGTTCTTGTTGTTTACAGAACTTAATGGACTTTTCTTTGATAAATAAGTGGTCTTCAAATGAAACTTCTTTAATCTCTTTTAACATGTCAAAAATATTTTTTCTTGCCATTTCAGAAGAAATTTCTATCCTTGTTAGTTGGTCTAAAGCGTCAAATGAAGGTGCTGTTTGGTATTTCTCATAATACTCCTTAATTAATTGCATAATCAATCTGAAGTACTGGTTGTCAAAATATTTGGCGATAATCGCATCAATTATTGACTGGAAAAAAGTATTATCTGTTACTATTAGGTTAATTAATTTTAACTGAAAGTTATAACCTAAATAACCAAAATTTTTATTGTCTGTCATATTTTTTTATTCTTTTAATAAATACTAGATTAGTTGACCATTAGGTCATAATCTTGGTAGTTGGTTGTAACTTTTCTTTGTGATAGTACTCCGGTCAATTCTCTTAATATATAAGATATTTGTGGTCTTATATCTACCGTGTATCTAACTTTTGGGGGATAGATGTTGGCAGGTGTAATTGTGTCGTAAATTACCTTGTTTCCTTTTTTTATAGTTATCGTAAAATACTCATCTTCTGAACCTTCATCTAAAACATTTTCTCTGAAGTTACTTTCTAATAAATATAAAGTTTTAAGCTTTAAGTCATCCACAATATCATTAACTACACCTTGTACAGCATAATGTAAGTCTATTGAGTTAGTTGCTCTATTGTTAAAGTTCCTAACTGAAAAGAATCTCTGACAAACTATATTATTACCTAATTTTAATACGAATTCACACTTTTGTGTATTTTCTCCTTTTTGTTTAATTTTACTCATCTTTTTTTATTTTTATAAAAATCTTTTTCTATTCTTGTTAATCTTAAAAATGGTCTCACAAAATCTACCCAAGAGTCATCTTTCTTTGGTAAAATATTAAGAATTCCATCTGACATCATCAAGTCCAAAGCATTTTTCCAGTGTCTTCCTTCTGGGTCTATAGCTTCTTTTGATAGGTCTTTTATTCCGTTTACGGCATCTTTAGTTAGAAATTGTTCCCCAACACCAATAATTTTATAATTTGTTTCTAATATAGAACTATCTGGTTTTTTTTGTGTCACACCTTCTAATATATTTTTTTCTTTTTTATTTATTTTCTTTTTAGATTGTATTGTTTTTAATATATCCTCTAGACTTACTTTTTCCTCTAAAATTTCTGGTTTTATTTTTACTAATGATTTTACCCCAACCATTTTTATCCCATATATATTATCAGAAGAATCTCCACATATGGTTTTTACAACTCTAACATTAGATGATGGTATGTTAACACCATTTAAAGGTACTTTCTCACCATATTTAAATAATTTGTTTAAAGAAATTATATGTACAGAAACATTTTCAGCAATTAACTGTAATAAATCTCTATCTGAAGTTAATATAATAATGCTTTCTTTTTGGGTTTTTTTGATGTAGTGTGCTATACAATCATCGGCTTCACACCATTTGAAGGTTGCTTGTCGTACATAAAGTTCTTCTAGGTATTCTTGTACTCTTAACTTTTGTTTAGCGTATGATTGTAGGTCATCTTGTGGTTTGGGTTTTAACCTCCTATTTAGTTTATAATCTGGGTATAGTTCAAGTCTGGGCTTTGTATTATCTTCCCCATCCCAAAAAACGACAATTTTAGTTAATAGATAGGTGTCTATTAGTTTTCTTAAGGTATTAAGAAAATGGTATAGACCACCTATATGGTCAGTACCATTATACATATTTTTTATACCATGAAAACCTGTATTTAGTAAGGAATTTCCGTCAACTAATAATGTTCTTGTCAAAACACATTCTTAAAGGGTTAAACAATTTTTTTACTTTACTACTTCTAATAATTCAATTTCGAAACTCAAATCTTCACCAGCTAATGGGTGATTCATATCTAATTCTACAGTTTCCTCATTAATTTTTACTACTTGTCCTTGGACAGGTCTACCGTTCTGGTCTTGTCCTTGGATAAATCCATTCAATTCATACTTTAGTGATTCTGGGAATTCACTTTTATTAACTGATATGATTGCCTCGTTAATATATTCACCGTAAGCTTCTTTAGCTTTAATATCTACTTTAGCGGTACCGCCAACCTCTAAGTCTTTAACAGCATCATTAAAACCTTTTAGTAATTGACCGTCATCAATTACAAACTCTAACCCTTCTCCTCTGTCTCTTGAGTTATCAAATTTAGAACCATCTTTTAGGGTACCTATATAGTGTACTTTTACTTTGTCTCCTGTTTTTATTTTAGTCATTTTCTTTTTCTATTTTTAAATCGAAATCACCACCAACCCCTAATTGTTCAGACCAGAAGGTAGCATTTTCTTGTTTATATTTTTCTATTGATTTCTTTTCTTCACTAGCTTCTCTTCCAGCAATGAATCCATGTGGTGTTATAAGGATTTTACCATCTTCATAACCCAAACCATTAACATGATTTTTCATTATGGTTATTTTTGTTCTGGTAGCAAATTTTACTTTTCGTTTCTCTTTAACTGCAGTAATATTTGTTGTTCCACCATTTTTTTGATTACCGAATCTAAATACTAATGTAGAGTTTAACCATAAAGATTCACCACCTTTTGCTTTAATTTTAGGTTGTCCAAATGGATTGTCTGGTAATTCCACCCAAGGTTGGTTGACGACAACTAATGTATTAGTGTATTTGGAATCTTGTCTTCTTGATTTACCGATTCTTTGGTTGAGTCCCATACCTATTTTATCCGCTAGAGTTGCTGCATTATGCATTTTTCCACCTTTACCTTCAAAAGTCATTTTACAAGGTACAGAACCAACAGAATCCCACAAAAATAATAAATCATATTCTAATTCACCCTTATCTTGTGCGTCAAGTAGTGTATTAATATAATCTGTAATTTCTTCTATGTATTGGAAATCGTTATTAAAAAGGAAGAATCCGTCCCAATCTATTTCTCCTGTTGTTTTGTCCACAACTTCTTCACAATCAAAACCTAAAAGTTTTGCGTGTTCAAAACCCCATTTTTGTTCAGTAATAATTAAAACAGGTAGAATTCCTTTTTTTTGTGCATCTACCGCTGCTTTTATTAAAGCAGTTGTTTTACCTGTATCCGAATGTCCTAAAAACATTTGTAAATGTCCCATCGCTGGTCCTGGTAAACCAGTAGCATCAAGGAAAGCTTTCCCTAAATCAAAAAATCTTTCTGGTTTAAAGTTAGCTTTCTTTGAGAATTTATTTTTCAAATCTGAAAATGTTCTTTTTTTCAATGCCATATCCCCTAGTTAAAATGGTAAATCTTCATCTTGTGGGTCGTTTGCCTGTGGGTCTGTGGTACTACCTAATGTTGTTGTATTAGTAGTATTTTTAGTAGCGTTTGGGTCGTCATAAACATATTTTTTAAGTTCAGAATCCCATACCGGGTCTAGTCCTTTAGAAATTGCTTCCAAGTACTCAACAGGTTTTTGTGAATACACATCTTTCCAAGTTCTTTCATCCCCTACCCACTCTTTAGATTGTGCTTCATCTGTAGATAATGGAGCTGGGTCTTCGTACATAACCGCAGAAACTGTAGTGTATTCCCCTCTACCTCCTGGTAAAGGTACTGATTGTAAAACTAATATAAGGTCTCTACCTTCTTTAGCGTCGGTAACATCTCCCTTATTTCTCCAAATAGGGATGATTTTATCAATAGGTCCATCTCCTTTCCAGTTATGTTTAAATCTCCAAAACTTAACACCATCTTCTTCGTTATCTCTATCTATTACTTTAACAATGTAGAATTTTTGTGAACGATAAGAACGTGCTAATTCTTTAGATTGTGCGTCTCCTGCTAATCTTAAAGCCTCTTCAACTTCATTTAATGGACTTCTTTCACCAGATGGTCTTCCGTCTGAATTTTTTCCTGGGTCATAAAGTTTTTGCCATCTTCCTTGTACTTGTACATTATGGAAGAATACTTCTTTAAATGGTGATGAACCGTCTGTTGTTGGTACGATTCTAATTCTTTTTTCTCCTTGTTTTGTTCCTTTTGGTAACATAATAGAAAGATATTGTTTCATTCTTTCTTCTGATGTCATTTGTGGTTTCGTGGAACCACCACTTTGTTTGTTTTTCTCGTATTGAGCTAAAACTGCATCTAAACTATTACTCATAAATTTTTTTTTTAAATATTATTAATTAATAAACATATGTATAAATGTACACATATATTATTGTTATGTCAAATAAATATGGGGGAAAGTTTAGTCTTCGTCTTCCGCGTCTGGGTCTCCGAAACTTTTTTGGATGTCAACAGCACTATAGTCTTCTACATCGTCTTTAGTTAAAACATATTGTTTTTTACCAGTTTTATCAAATACTTCTTCTTTGTCAGTAAAAAAATCACTTAGTGTCTTATTATAAGGACCACTATCATGTTTTCTTAAACCTAATTTTTCTTCTGGTGTTCTTGGTCTATATTCTTCTAATTTATCTTCTAGACTACTAATTTTAGTAGCGACCTCTTCCATTGAAGAGAGTTGGTTCTCTAGGTCTGAAAGTTTTGTCATTAAATCATCTAGACTTTGTGTATTTTTAGATAATATATCTTTTTGGTCGGATAGTTCTGTATTTACCTCATCTTGTTTACTCACCAAATCAGTAACATCAAGTTCTGTAGTGTCTTCTTCAGTACCCATATCAGTATCTATATCAGTATCTAAATCCATTTCATCTTCAACAGCCACATCCTCTTCACCACCTTCATCTTCAACCGGTACTTCTTCAGTATCAACTTCTAATTCTTCATCTTCTAATTCTGGGGCTTCTTGTTCAGCCATTTCCATACCAAATTTTTTCGCTAATCTTTCGACATGACTTCCCATACCAAGATTGCTAAGACCACCAATATTATCACCAATAGCACTAATTCTTTGTTCATTCAAATTATCACTATTGTGACTGATTTGATTAAATCTTTTAAGTTCTTCTAGGATAGATTTTTCTACTTCTTTAGCCATTTAATAATTGTTTTACTTGTCCGGATGGGGATTCTACTTGTACTTTTCTATTAACTCTAATACTATTTTCTACTCTTTCTATTAAACCATCTCTACTTCTAATAGTATAACAAATACCAGTATCTAAATCACAAACTTGTTGTCCTTCGGGTGTTTGTCCGTTTTCAACAATATTATCTGTTTTTTTACATAAAAAATTTCCTAATTTTTGTCTAAGTTGTTCTGTTATCATAATATGTTTAGTATACCTATAAATATACGTAAATTCATTAATAGTCAATATTATCTATTATTGACGTGTTCTAGGTAAGAATTCAGCTGGATTTAAATAGTGTTCTACTATTTTACCTTCTTGTTTTACCCCTCTTTTTATTTCAAAATGTAAATGAGTACTTTTAGATAATCCACTATTACCCATTATACCAATTACTTTGTTTCCTCCACCAGGACCAACTTCTCCTCTTTGTATTGAGTCGTCCACATTTACTGTTATACCTTCTCTTAAAAATGCATATCTAGTTAAATAATATGATGTTCCTTCTTCTGGTGGGTCAGTGTTTAAAATGGTTTTAATTTCAACATGATTTCCATATTTAGAACAACTTTCACTTTCTTGTAATGGCTTACACCCATCAACAACTTTAGTCACTATACCATAAACTGAAGGATAAATTTCAATACCACCATTTTCATCATTCGCAAAATCTATATTATCCGAAGTAGGACAAATATCAACACCTAAATGTTGTTTTTCTGGGTCTTCGTTTGGTGTGACAATAAATGTACCCGCACTTAAAGTAACGTCATTCCACCTAACATTGTCAAGGTCTAATGGTGGGGTTTCGTAGGTTACCCCAGTCGCTATATAATTATTTTGATTTGGGTTTAGTTTTTTCTGACTTTCTGTCGCACTGAGTCCATCATAGTATAAATCTATAGGTATTTTTTCTAGTCTGTCCTCTGCCTTTTCATACAACTTAACATTAACTCTTTGTACTAAATCACTTATAGCTGGTAGAGTTGGTTTTGGAACTCTAACACCTTCAAAAGTTGTTTCTATACTATTTGGTCTAATTTCATGTTCAACATTAATAATTAAATAAGGTCCATTAAACATAGGTAAGTATCTTAGTTGGAAGTATTGTGTTGGTTGTATCGTTACATTTCCAACACATGTTACTCTTGCGGTATAGGACCTACTAGCATATACATTAAATAAAGAGACTGATGCTGGTGATGTAGAATTTCCTCCACCTGAATCTGCCATACTTTGTAGTATCTTAAAACTCTCGGAGGTATTTTGAAATTGTGATTGGTCTAGTGTTATTGATTCAAAAATGTTTTGGTTAGGTATACCAAAGTCTACATTGAATCCCATCACTTTATTTGATTGTTCTTTATTACCACACTCTTGTGTTATTAAAGGTGAGTTAGGTGAGTTATAATTAAAAGAGTCATTATTATACCCATTATTTGGTGTTTTTGCGTTTAGTTGTGATGAAGGTTTACCAACATACTGACATAGAAAAGCTGGTGCTGAGTCTATAAAATCTACTGTTTTAAATGTCCCAAACATAGCATTTCCTTGAGCTTGTGTGTCTGTACCTTTTTTTTCTACATTAAAGAAATTTATATAAGAAGGTAACGGTATAAAATTAAAATAGTTATTAGCTAATATAATACTTAAATAACTTGAGACACTTTGTGTTAGGGTTTTGGAATTGGTGTCCGTAAATGGTGAATCTAATTGTAGTATGTCCCAAATATTAATTATGGCTTCATCTCCTATGTCCTGATTTGCTCTATCTAAAAATAAAAACTTTTCAAAAAGTGTTTGGTCGGTTAAATTAGTTCCAGAAACCCACCTATCGTTTATTGTTTTAAATTGATTATATAGTTCTAATTTTATTTCATCTGATTTAAGTTCTGGTCTATCATCAGTAACAACATCTATTGTAACATCATCAGTTTCTAAGTTTTGTTTTATACTTTTTTGTAATTCAGTTAATAGATTATTAATATAAATCGATTGGGTTTGTTGTGAACTAATTACGTCATTCATAAAAATATTTAAGAATGTACTAGCTGGAGTGGCCCCATTTAAACTAACGTAACTTGCATACAACTTAATAAAAGGAGCAAACAATTTAATATTATTAGTGTTAAATTCCATCCCATCTGGGGTTATATTATTAATAGTTTGGAAAAAATTATACATGGGGTTTGACTGGTCAGCTGGAATTAACATATTAAACTGGTTTGAGTTGTCTGGGTAAAACTCCCCCACTTCAAGTCTCATTGTTTGGTGTTCTACATTACCTGCTGGAAAGAATCCACCAGCTAATGGGATTGCTTGTCCATTACTGTAACTACCATATATTTCAGTTATGTTATTATAATCATCAGAATCATTATTATTGATGTCATTGATTAGATGTAATCTTTGTAGTAATGTTTCATTATTTATTACCAAGTCTAAGTTTGTTGTACTTCTGTGGATGTATTCTACTTTCTTATTTAAAAACTGAAACATAGTATTATTAAATTTTAAAAGTTGTGCTTCGGCTAATATTTTACTGGTTGGAGTAACTGGGCTATTTGTTACCATGTTAACCCAAGTGTTTTCAACAACAACTAATTCTTTAATTATACTTTTTAAAGAACCGCCTAAATCTGTAGAACTTTCTGGTCTAGAAAAAACTAAAAATTTTTGTTCAAACTCATCCAATTGTTCTTTGTTAAATACACCTCTAAGAACTTCAATTGTTTCATATATAGATTGTTCATTAAAACTCCAAGCTTCTTGTTCGTTTTTTGTATTATCAATCATTTTAAAATATTCTCCCGGTCCAGACTGGTACGATGCTTGATGTTCAAAGTACCCATAATTGGATGCTCCCCATAAAATTCTAGTAGCTCCATTGTGTAAAGCTGGGTTACCATAGGTTGGTGCGTCGTATGTACTTGCATCAGTTTGGTTTAACCCACCGGATGACGGGAATAGTACAGTATATCTATTTGCTTGAGGTGCGTTAGGTGTGTCTATTCCAAATGCTGGGTCTGTTATGTTAGATGAACTTAGGTAAACACTATAAAATTTTACATCAACACCATCAGATGATGTGTAATTAATATTACTATTAGGTTCTATGGTTAGTACAGCGTTACCTCCTGGGTCTATTAAATTATTTAGTTGTTGTCCCACACCAATGTTAGTATAACTATTATTATTACTAGCTATAAATTGTATAGCGTTAATTAATGCTGGATAAACACCTACTTGCATAATAGTATTAGAAGCGTTACTTTCTTGACTTACGTAAGGGTATGGTCCTGATGTTGTCATACCACCATCATTACTAGTTAAAAATGTGTAGTAGTTTGGTGCGTTTAAAGCTGTTTCATAAATACTACTTGGTCCGGTATACCCTAAAGGTGGTACAAAACCAACATTACCCCAAATAGAATTTAGTGGGTCTACTTGTGTTTGTACTTCTGTTTTGTACCTCCACCAAACTGAACCTATTCTTAATATTAAAGAAATTGGTAAATTATGGATAGCAGGCATTTGGTTAAACATTTGTGATATGTAGTTACCAAATTCATAGTTATCACCATCTTTATATAAGACTTTTTCTCTTAGTGTAGGTAGGGGTAATGAATTTAAAAATAGGTATGCCGCTTGTGTATAAGGTTCTGCAACACCTACTTTATCAGCTTCTGTACCCGCAACTAAAGCATTTATAAAGTAAGGTGTATTTAACATCGATGTTAATCTTACAGGTGGTGTTTGTGTATTTGTCCCCCCACTAGGTGGGATTGTTGATACGGTTGGAAACCCGTGTACTTCCCCTTCAGTTATAAATTTATGTTCAGTGAAAGATTCATATGCTTGGTTTGCGGTAGTAAGAGTGTTTAAAGCATTAGAATTGTTTTTTCTTTCTATTAGTTTTTCTTGGTCTTCATCAATAAACTTAGACTTTGTATACCTTTCTCTTATTAAATAAAGGGTACTCCATGTGTCAGCCAATACATTTTTTTCATTTATATCATATTGTACATTTTTACTTATATCAAAAAAATCGTTACTACCTAATGTATCACCATTCGCAAAATTATTTCTAACCCAATTACCAAAAATACAAGGTGCTAAATCATATAACCCATTACTTTTTCCTTGTTTTAAAGCTTCAGTGTTAGTTTCGAAATTTTGATTTTTAACTGTAAATCTAGATTTATTAAAATTTAAAGTATAGGTTGGTTTTATGTTATATGGGGTAATCACTCCGTACTTAGCATATATTTCAAATCTAAATGGGTCTGCCTCTTGTAGAATGTTTAGTATTTGGACGTACCCAGAGTTTATACCGGTACCACCACCTAAGTCCATAAAAACTTGTTTTTGTGTACTATAATTTTTAATTCTTTGGTATAGATTTAATGCGTCATACTTTGCTAATTCAACTATCGAGTCACCTATTAAACTATTTGTTGGTGTACCTACTTGTCCCGCATATCTAGATGATAGTCCACCATTTACAACAACTCTTTGAGCTCTATCTAATAGTTCAAACCATATATCCAAATCTTCTAAACTAAAATATGGTGTTTCTAGTGGTGGCCAATCATACACGGTTATTGGTGTCCAGTCTTTATCGACACTTTCATTAGCTACTGTTGGGTTAAATAAACTAAATTTATAATTAGTTGCTTTAGTATATTCTTCTACAAATTCTACTTCAGGCCATATCTTTGGATTATTAGCTAATGTTTGAGCTATTACGTCTGAAGAACCAGGATATGTTAAAACAGAATTAGTTGTAGTACAGTTACCACCTTTTTCTTGTTCTTCAATTTTATAATATTGGGGCCACGGATATACTATTTGGTTGGTTGCGTTGGAGTCGTCTGATGAAACTGCTGCTGCTAATCTTTGTTCGTTTTGTCTTTGTGCAAAAGCATCTGTATGTACGTCATCAAGTAGTTTTAAAAAAGTATCTGCTCCCGCTAATATTATAGCAAAAACATTTCTTATTGTTGGTTTAAATCCTATCGCTTTTTGTAATCTACCATTAAGTTTTTTACTTAAGTCTTCAGCCATGGACTTTGCTTTGGTCTCAAACATTCTTTTAGTTGTAGTCCATATAAATAAAAAACTATCTGTATCACCTTCAAACATAAACCAAGGTGCTTGTCCTGGTGGTAATTGAGTTGTTATCCCACCTATTTGTACGCTACCTTTAATTTGTGAGTTTTCAAAAATATCATACGTTGGGTCACTAAATCTAGTGGCGACAGAATATTTACCACCTTCTATGTTACTTCTTGCTTTAAAAGTTGGGTTTTGTTGTAATAATTTAACGTATTTTTTTACTACTGCTTCTAAGGCATTTTTAGCTTCTTCTATTAACTTGTCTTGTTTTTCTTTTCTAGTTGCAGGGTCAGTTTCTGATGTAGCCGCAGACATTCCTTTTAAGGGATAGGCTTGTGTTATTATAGTTCTTCCTGTATTTGGTGTGGTTGGATTTGGTTGTCCTGGTGTTGGTGGAAATGGTGGTTCGTTCACGGTGACATTTCTTCTACCATTAGGGGACGTATCTAAGTATTTTCCAACCCATCCTTTTTTACCAATTACAGCTTTTTTAAATTTTTCTAAAGTTTCTTCGTATTCTAATTTATGGGTTGTACTCTCTAAACTAGCTTGTCCGAAAACCTGTGCCATATCATTATCAATAGATTGTATTTTTTCTATTAATTCAACTGTAGTATATTGGTTATTAAATATATTTTCATTAATTAGTCCTTTGGAATAGTATTCTCTATATACCTCACCCAATATTTGTCTACCT